TTCCACTGACTTCCTCACTCCACTCATGGATGCCAATCTCATGGACACTCCGGGCATCGCCGAAGGCTCTCTCTTCGACTATCTTGGCTGGCCAACTAAAGTCGTTTGCACTCTGCAGGAGAAGATGCCCACCGCGTTTCTTCCACGCGCTTATAATCTCATTTGGAACGAGTGGTATCGTGACGAGAATCTTCAAGATTCGGTCACCGTCGACAAGTCGGATGGACCCGACGTTACGACGTACACACTCCTTCCTCGCGGACGCCGTAAGGACTATTTTACGTCCGCTCTCCCTTGGCCTCAGAAAAGCGCAGACGTTTTTCTTCCTCTTGGTGTTTCTGCACCAGTGAATCGCGTCTCCAACGCTCTTGGTTGGAAGGCGTTTGATTCTGGTGCTAACACCGGTCCCGCAACGGGGGACCTCACCATCGCTACCGCCTCCGGATCTTCCTGGCTTAAGTCAGGAACCGGTGGCGATATATCTCTAGACCCCAATGGAGGTCTTGAAGTTGACCTTGTTGCTGCAACAGCCGCTACTATCAACGACATCCGTACGGCTGTTACACTTCAGCAACTCTTTGAGCGAGACGCCCGTGGCGGTACTCGCTACACTGAGATCCTTCTCTCTCACTTCGGGGTTGTCTCCCCCGATTTTCGTCTCCAACGGCCCGAATTTTTGGGCGGTGGAACGTTTAATTTGAATGTGAATCCTGTCGCCCAGACTTCTGAAAGCGCAACCACTCCTCAGGGTGAGTTGGCAGCTTTCGCAGTCGCTAATGGCAGCGCAGGATTTAATCATTCATTTGTAGAGCACGGACACGTGCTCGCCCTTCTCTCCGTGCGCGCTGAGACCACGTATCAACAAGGCCTCCATAGAGCCTTCTCACGTCGCACACGCTACGATTTCTTGTGGCCGACCTTTGCTCACTTAGGTGAGCAATCGGTTCTTAACAAAGAAATCTTCTTTACGGGCACCAACTCCCTTTCGCCCGATAATGACGTCTTCGGTTACCAGGAGCGCTACGCTGAGTACCGCTACCGTCCAAGTATGGTAACCGGACTCTTCCGATCCAATGCGACTGCGTCGCTTGATCCATGGCACTTAGCCATTGACTTCGCAACGCTTCCTACACTGGCGGATGTCGTACCCGAGACTCCGCCTATCGATCGCATCGTTGCAGTCCCCTCGGAGGCCCATTTCATTTTGGACTCCTATCATGATCTGATTCACGCTCGCCCACTTCCGACTTACGGTACTCCGGGCTTGAATCGATTCTAATTCTAACTGGGGGCCCCTCACGGGTGAGGTCTGAAATCAGCCGGTAAACAGCCAAACCGGCGCCCCCTTCTTCTCTTCACCGGAGGTGATCCTTGGCTTTCGAATTTATTGAACCTCTTGCCAATGTTGGCGCAGCAGCTATTGGCGCAAACGCAACTGTTGAAGCTACAAAGGCTGCTAATGAAGCCAACCTACGTATCGCTCGTGAAAATACAGCTTTTCAGGAGCGCATGTCCAACACTGCCCATCAGCGGCAGGTTATGGACATGAAGGCCGCAGGCCTCAACCCCATCTTGTCGGCTACATCTGGTGGCGCTTCTGCTCCTACTGGCTCCGTTGCTCATGCTGACGTCGCTGATACCGGTAATATAATTTCTCAAGGTATTCGCGGCGCAAGCTCATCTGCACTCGGAGCCATTCAAATGGAGAAGCAGCTTAACAACCTTGATGCCGACACCGCTAATAAAGCCGCTGAAGGCTACAACAAAGTTGAAGCCAATCGACTCCTTCAGGAGGAGGTTAAAGCGGCTCGCATGTCTAATGCCAAAGATGCGGCTGCTCTTCCTGCTCACCAAAGGCGCAGTCAACTGGACGTTGAAAACGTCGAATACGACAAACGTGTCGATCAAGTTGGACAAGCCATTGGTACAATTACTTCTGCAATCAACCTTCGAAATCTTTTCCGTCCTCGACAGAGTGTTGATGCATTCCGCCGTTCTGGCGGCTTCTCTCCTAACCGGGCCGCTAAGGCCGCTGGCGAGTTTTCTCGCCGTTCACGGGCATTTGGTCGTTAGCCCATGCCCTGCTTCTCACCCCTACAGGGGTGGCGACAGCCGGGGTTTTTAAAACCTGGTGAAAAACGAATTGTTTTCTCAAAGCACGATCGTTGGGCTCAGCCCCTCGATATTCCGTGCGGCCAGTGTATCGGCTGCCGCTTGGAGCGTTCGCGACAATGGGCTTGCCGTCTTATCGCCGAGGCACAATGCCATGAGAAAACATCGTTTTTGACATTGACTTACGCTGAAATGCCGGTTAATTCGAGTCTCAATAACACTGATTTTACACTCTTTATGAAGAGACTTAGGAGACACGTTGAACCGGCTAAGCTTAGATTTTTCCAGTGCGGTGAGTATGGAGAGCGAACAGCTCGACCCCATCATCATTGCATTCTCTTCGGCGAAGATTTTCGATTTGACCGAGTCGTTCATTCAGAGAGTCAGTCAGGACTTCCGCAGTTCACGAGTAAAACTCTCGACGATCTCTGGTCTCACGGTCACTGCACAATTGGCGACGTTACATTTGAGTCTGCAGCGTACGTCGCTCGTTACGCTCTTAAAAAGGTTTCAGGAGTTCGAAAGGACTCTCACTACGCTGGTCGAAAGCCCGAATTCGTCACCATGTCTCGACGCCCTGGGATTGGTTCGATTTGGTTCGACCGTTTCCGCTCGGACGTTTATCCCGGCGACCTTTTCGTGGCTGGCCCTGACAGACCTTCCACACTTCCACCCAAGTATTTTGACAAGCTTCTTGAGCGAGTCGATTCCGATTTATTTGACAGAGTCAAGGCTTCTCGTAAAGAAGCAGACTTTAAGCTCAAGGAAAGGCTAGGTCAAAATCATCTCTTTTCTCTTCCGGTCCAACGACCGGATTCCACTTCTCACCGGCTGATGGTCCGGTGTCAAGCAAAGCAACTCACCATCGTTAACTTACTCAAGCGAGGCATCGAATGATTCTGAAAGCGTTTTCTATTTATGATGGCAAGACTTCTTCTTTTTTGCGCCCCTTCTTCGAAGCACACACAGGTAGTGCGCTTCGTTCCTTTGAGGAGGCTTGTTCAGAGCCGACCTCTCCCTTCCACAAATTCCCTACAGACTTCGTTCTTTATGAAGTCGGCACCTTTGAAGACTCCTCTGGAGTCCTCACTCCGCACGGTGTTCCCGTGCATATGGCTACTGCCTTAGAGCATGCGTCTCGTCGCAGCTCTTCTCTACAGGCGGTTTCTAATGTCTAAACCTAAACTCCGCCGCCGCGTCACCAACCCTACCAACTCACCGTTTGCGTCCAAGAAGGCCGTCGTTCAACAACATCTTGCGGCCGAAACCGACATCAACGGTATTATTGCTCGAGCAAAGCGAGGTATTCCTCCAACTTCTACACGAGGTCCCGGCTCTTTCGTCGACTTGTCCGACACGCCAGAGGACCTCACTGAAGCGTTTCAACGCGTTGAGAAAGCTCTTGATGCTTTCGAATCTCTCCCTGCTCTAGCTCGTCAAGAGCTTGGCAACGACCCACGTCGTCTTCTACAAGCCGATGAGGCTTTTCTTCAGCGCCACGGCATGCTCCCTAAACCCCCTGCCAGCGCTCCCCAGGAGCCCGCCAAGCCTCCGCAGGCGAAGCCGAGGACCGGCAGCAAGGCGGCTCCTTCTTCGCCTCCAGAGGAGGCGTCTGACGACTAATTTAGTCGTCTTTTGAGGGTGTGGGAACAGTTCCTCTCTTGTTGTAACTGTTCCCACTGACACCGACTCTCGGTGTCATTAGCAACCGGGGTTTTTCCGGTTGCTCTCGGGTTGATTCTTTCAGTACACTTCTTCTCACAGGAGAAATCTCATGAAACGACGACCTATGTCCCAGCGAACCGCCAAGAAGACTTTCAAGCGGGGAGCACGCACTAAGAAATTGAATGTGCGTCGTTCTCCATCCCGCGGAGGAATCCGACTGTAAGTGGATATCCGAAGCTAAACTCAACCCGTATTAACCCCCGGTTAGCCCCGGGGGTTTTTTTTAGGAAAAAACATGAAAAATTCCGTGAATAAAGGCACCTTTTCAACTCAGGCTCATTTTGCACAGGTCGAGCGTCCACAGCTCGAACGCTCTTCTTTCAAAAGAGGCTCTGGTCATAAGACCACCTTCAACGAAGGACTCCTCATTCCTGTTTTTTGGGACGAAGTCGTCCCTGGCGATACAATGCGCATGAATGGCAAGTACCTTGCCCGTCTCGCCACCCCCATCTTCCCGTACATGGATAACGTCTATTTGGACGTTCACTTTTTCTTCGTTCCGAATCGCCTCATTTGGGACAACTGGGAGCGCTTCATGGGCGCTCAAGACAATCCTGGCGATTCCACTGACTTCCTCACTCCACTCATGGATGCCAATCTCATGGACACTCCGGGCATCGCCGAAGGCTCTCTCTTCGACTATCTTGGCTGGCCAACTAAAGTCGTTTGCACTCTGCAGGAG